TTATAGTTCAAAGCGCCAGCTAACACTAATATCATGACCTTTTACTATTATTTCTTTAATCAGTTTTCTAACAACTAATTTTTGTTTTTCATAAGAAAGCTTCTCAATGTTTCCACATTCCTTTAAAATTGCAGTCGCTCCGTCAGGACTTAGCTCAGGAGTTTTGTTTTTAATGTCTTTGATTTGCTCGTTTATTTGAGCTCGTTCTTGCTGAATCTGTTTTCGCTTTTTATCAAGCATTTTTAAGTCAAACGAATCAGAATTAATGTATAGATTCATCAGACGTTCGGATTTAACATCAATCTTTTTTAATTGCTGTTTTAACAGTTTGATATTACCAGAAATGTTATTTTGCTCATGGACAATACTTTGAGGATTTAACTGTAGCTTTCTGATTTCTCTGATAACATGTTCCTCTAAATCCTTTTTATTTAAAAATGGCTGACTACAAAAAGAATATTGGCGATTGGTAAATGTTTTTTTCTTAATAGAGCTTGGACATTTATAAAACTTTGATTGTGATCCATCTTTGCGTGGTACATAGATATGCAAACCTAAGTTGGCACTGCAATATCCGCATTTTAGTAGCCCCGATAACATGTATTTAGACTGAAAAGGACGTGGATTATTGTTCTTTTTATAAGCTTCAATTTGCCTGACTTTTAATTCTTTTTGCACTTTTTCAAAAACATCTTTAGAAATAATTGCTTGATGTATACCTGGATAAACTTTCCCTTTATATTCGTTAAAACCGGTATAAACTCGGTGTTCTAAAATTTGCCTGACGGTTCGATATGACCAGGGGACTGACTTTCCTAAATGGCCTTCTTGGTTCAGTGTGTTCCGTAGCTTTGTAATGGATATTCCACTTAAATAATCGTTATAAATCCGTTTAACTACGTTTGCCTGAAACTCATCAATTTCAAATTTACGATTTTTATAACGATAACCAAACGGTGCATTGCGCCACGACATCGGTAATCCATTTTTAGCACGTCCGATTTTCCCCATTTGCATGCGTTCTTTTATCTGTTCACGCTCCAACTGGGCAAACACCGAAAGAATTCCGATTGACGCTTTCCCAAACGCTGTGGACGTATCGAAGTTCTCATTTAAGCTTACAAAAGCAATTTCATTAGCATTAAACACATCTTCTATTAAGTGCAAGGTGTCTTTCTGGGAACGGCTCAACCGGTCTAATTTATACACCAGAACAGCTTCAAATTTATTATTTTGGCAGTCATTAATCAACTGCTGCATAGCCGGCCTTTCGAGATTAGAACCAGAAAAGCCTGGATCCTTGTACACTTTGTAAATAGAGTAATCTTTAGCTTCACAGAATTTTTTCAGGCGGTCAATTTGCTGTCCAATTGAGTAACCTTCTTCGGCCTGATCAATGGTTGAAACTCTTACATAACAGGCAACTTTCATGTTCATGTTGCATTCATTCCTTTCGTAATTTAAAATAGAAAAAGGGTGTTGAGTGTGCATATTGCGCACAGTCCACCTCAATATTTTTTTAACAGGGCACATCTCAAACTTTGGTCGGGGAGGGATGTGTTTTTTGTATCTACAGATTTAAAGTAAAGTCGTATGTGTGATCTGAATTATTGTCGTCATAATCATTTGTATTGTAATTGCCATCAAATTTAATTCTTACAGTTTTTAAATTTGAAACATCTTTAATAGGCACAGTGACACTTCCATTTTTGGTTACACCGTTGCTAATATCGCCGTCCCATGTTTCTCCGGCATCAGCTTCATGTTGTTCAGTATTATTAAAAATATAAGTGCCTTGTGTTGGATATATGCTAATATCTCTATTAGCTTTTACATTAAAATAAATTCTCACAAAGCCAGTAGCCTGAAAAGTACCATCGTTTGCTGATTTGTATTTAGTTGGATTCTTAAGCGTATATACAACTATCTTTGCAACTTTTACTGTTGCTGCATTCCACATAGTATTTTCGTAGTTAGTTAGATATGTTTTACTATGTGAAATTGAATAATTTTGATAACTTACAGTTATTTTCTGAGGAGAAGTGGTATTTCCCTTTTCTTTATTTGTAGTTGAATGGCCAGAAACCTTTTCTGTACTATTCTGCTTAGTATTGTTATTAGATTTAGAATTACCAGTACTACCAAAAGAACCAATTAAAAAAATAATAACAACAACTGCTAATACCCATACCCACCATTTTTTATAAAATGGTTTATTGAGTTTTTGATTTTGGCTATCTTTGTAAGAAGTAGAGCTTTCATCTGAAACTGGATTTTTTTTGTTTGATATTAAATGCCAAACAAAGAAACCAACTCCGATTATAAATGCAAGCCAACTCCAAACAATTAAATCACCATAAATACCTGACATAGTTATTCCAATTAACCATGCGATCAAAAGCATTACCATGCATGCTATATCGCTTCCAAGAGATGTTTTGGATTTGTTAACTATGTAAACAATTCCTGACGCTAAAAAGAGAATAGCAAATATTAAGCCTGATCCTTCACTTGTTCCGCCACTGTTTGTTAGTGCGTCTCCAAAACCAGCAAGCATAGATTGAAATACTATGTAAACTGATAAAACAATCATTAAAATCCCCACAACTAATTTAGTTGTTTTCATATAAAAGCCCCCAAGAATAAGTATAGTTGTTTACTGAATATGTGTATCTAAAAAGATTATATAACATTATGTAAAAAATATCCGAGTTATGTTAAAATTAACTCGAATACTTACTAAACTCTAGCTTGCTACCTTCACTCTTGCGAGCTAGAGTTTATTTTTTATAACTCCGCTGTGTATTTAACAGCTTTCCCCAAAATCCTAACTGGATTATCCTTGCCGACAATAATTGGCGTGTAATCCGGATTGTCAGGCATTAAGAACATGGTCTTTCCTGAATGCTTAATCCTTTTTAATGTAGCTTCATTAGTATCAAGCATCAAAACAGCTGCTATTTCATCATCTTCAACAGTTGGCTGCTGACGAATTAAAACTTTTGATCCACTTGGAATAGTCGGTTTCATCGAATCACCCTTAGCTTTTAAATAAAAGCACTTCCCGCTTGGCAAGTAATTAACCGGTTCGTCAATATATTCCTCAATGTTTTCCTCAGCTAAAATCGGATCACCACAAGCAATCTCTCCCAATAATGGTACTTTAACTGTCTTAGTTATTGGGATTATATTATCTGGCTTTTCGCTGATTAATTCTGAACGTGTAATATGGAAAAAATCAGCTAGTTGTTGAATTTTTTCAATTCTTGGGTATTTTTCAGCATTGGCCCAACTTCTTACTGTTGAATCCGAAATATCAAGAGCCTTTGCTAGGTCTGCAACAGTCATTCTTCTTTTGCTTAGTTCTTCTTTTAAATTATTTGCAAGCGCTAATCTAACTTTATTTTCTTTTGCCATATTTTTTTACCTCCTTTCAAGTTACATATTACACTAAAAGTGTGGTAATGTAAATACACTTCTTTTGAAAAAATAGTACTTTAAGTGTTGACATCTTACTTTAAGCGTGATAAATTGAAAATGTCGAAAGGAGGAATGTAAAATGACAGCAAAAATTGAGCCAAGAGATATGAGTTTGAAAGCTGCTCGGATAAACGCGGGTTATTCTCAAGAAGAGCTTGCTGATTTGCTTGGTGTATCGCCAAAAACAATATCTTACTGGGAAACCGGTAAAGTGAAAATTAAGCCAATTAATCTTTATGGTATTGCTTATGTTTGCAAATTGAATGCTGATTTAATTAGAGCCTAATTTTTTATATCTTCAATCACACTTTAAGTAAGAAAGGAACGGTTTTATGAAAACAGAAATCTGGAATGGACATCAAATAAGATTTGTTCAAGTCAAAGAAGAATGGTGGGCGGTTCTTTCAGATGTAGCTAACGCTATGGAACTTAAACCAAAATATGTAAAAGAACGTTTAGATGATGAGGTCGTTTCAACCGACCACGTCCCAGACAAACTTGGAAGAATGCAAGAAATGCTAATTGTAAATGAGTTTGGTATTTATGACACCATTTTTTCAAGCAAGAAAAAAGAAGCCAAACAATTTAAGCGGTGGGTTTTCAACGTTATTAAAACTCTGCGTACTCAATCAGGCTTAGAAGGATTTGAAATTTTCAAAACACTTGATAAAGAACATCAACGCAAGATGATGAACCAACTTAATCAATCGCTGTCACACCCAGTTCAGTTAAATTTTATCAAAGCTAACATAGTGGCTAACAAAGCAGTATCGAACAAATTTGGTTTTAAGAAAATGGTCAAGAAAAACAATATGACGCCGCAGATGTTAGCAGAACGTGAACATATTTTAGAAGATGTCGTAAACCTAATGGCTTTGCAAGATAAATACGGCTTGAACATTTCAGTCAGCAAGACAATTTACAATTCTGAAAAGTCAAAAGAGCCACAGCCAGTTTAGAAAGGAGCGATTTTATGGAGTTTACAGTAAGAAACTTTGATGCGAATGGAAAGGAATTTGACCCGGCGAAAGTCGTTTTGCCGTTGGAACTTTCACGAGAAATTTTAGCAATTGAAAGAAGCGGAAGTGATTAGGTGCTATTGGGGGTGTTGGCTGATCAAAAAAATAGAAGCCTATTGCGAGTAGGCTTCATTACAAATATTTCTTACAGAAAGTATACCACAGAAAGGACAAAAAACATGAACAGAATAAAAGAGGTTAAAGACAAAATTAGAGTAGTTAAGCACTTCATTGGATTGATCTGGGTTGGAGAAACTGAAACACTTACAAATTCATACAAAATGTTAGGCGTGTTAGAAGATGAATTATCAGAATTAATTTTGGAAGAAGATGAAGTAAATGTCAGTCAAGATTAACAAACTCGAAATCGAAAACGTCAAGCGGGTTAAGGCAGTAAAACTTGAACCTAGCCAAAATGGATTAACTATCCTGGGCGGTGCTAACAACCAGGGGAAAACAAGTGTACTTGATGCGATCGCTTGGGCACTCGGTGGTAATAAATACAAACCGTCAAAAGCAATGCGAGAAGGTTCAGTGATTCCGCCAAAATTGCATATTGTTATGAACAACGGCTTAATAGTTGAACGGACTGGGAAAAATTCAAGTCTGAAAGTAATTGACCCCAATGGAGAAAAGGGTGGTCAACAGCTACTAAATGATTTCGTTGAAGAATTAGCCTTGAATTTACCAAAGTTCATGGAATCGACGAATAAGGAAAAAGCAAAAATCTTACTGCGAATCATTGGTGTTGGTGACAAGCTTTACCAGCTGGAACAGCAAGAACAGGAAATTTACAATCAGCGTCGTGCGATCGGACAGATAGCTGATCAAAAAGGTAAGTATGCTAAAGAACAGCCTTATTTTCCGGATGCGCCTAAGCAGCTAGTTGATGTTAGCGAGCTAATCAAACAACAACAAGCAATCCTGGCTAAAAACGGCGAGAATGCTCGAAAGCGCCAGCAAGTCAAAGAAATTCAAGGACGTTTCGAGCTTGAGAATCAGCAAATCAAGCAACTTCAGGAACAACTAGCACAGCTACAAGCCAAACACGCTAAAACTGAAGCAGATTTGCAAATAGCTCAAAAAGACGCGCTAAGTCTGCACGATGAATCAACGGCAGAGCTTGAGGAAAATTTATCGCAGATTGACGAAATCAATCGCAAAGTTAGAGCTAATCTCGACAAAGATAAGGCCGAGGACGATGCAAGACAGTACGCCAATCAGTACAACAAGCTGACTGAACAAATTGAGCAAGTTAGGAAAGATAAAGCCGCACTGCTGGATAACGCTAAATTACCTTTGCCAGGATTATCTGTTGAAGACGGAGAGTTAACTTATCACGGTCAGAAGTGGGACAACATGAGCGGTTCAGATCAACTGAAAGTATCGACTGCGATTGTTCGTCAGCTGAAACCAGATTGCGGATTTGTTCTTTTAGACAAGCTTGAGCAGATGGACCTAAATACTTTGAATCAGTTTGGCGATTGGCTCAAAGAACAAGACTTACAAGCTATCGCCACACGAGTTTCAACGGGTGGGGAATGCAGCATTGTAATTGAGGACGGTTATGTTAAAGGACAAGAACAAACTGTTGAACAGCCTAAACCAGCAACGGGTTGGACAGGGAAAGGAGCATTTTAAAAAAATGAGCAGATTTATCGACCGTACTGGTAAAAGATATGGAAGATTAACTGTGATTAGTAGGATACCACATGAAAAATATGAAAAACGTCCTTTATGGCTTTGCCAATGTGACTGTGGAAACGAGATTGTGGTTCCTTCGAATAGTTTAGTTTCTGGGAATACTAAAAGTTGTGGATGCATCCATTCAGAACAACTAGCAAAAAGAAATAAATTAAATGGAACACATCATGGATCTCATAGTCGTTTATATAATGTATTTCATTCTATTCAACAACGCTGCTATGACAAAAATCGTAAAGATTATAAAAACTATGGTGGGCGTGGGATTGTAATGTGTGATGAATGGAAACACAATTTTAGCGCTTTTAAAACATGGGCTTTATTAAATGGATATAAACCAAATGCTAAATATATGGAATGTACTATTGATCGTATTGACGTTAACGGACCATATGCTCCAGAAAACTGTCGCTGGGTAGACGCAAAAACCCAAGCTAATAATCGAAGAAAGAGAGGTTCAAAAAAATGAATATTACAAGCGGAATCATTCCAAAACCGCAAAAGGTGGTGATTTTCGGAGTCGAAGGTATTGGTAAAACTACTTTTGCAAGTCAGTTTCCAGATCCGCTGTTTATCGACACAGAAGATTCAACTTTATATCTGAATGTTAACCGATTTGACAAGCCCACCAGCTGGGAAATGCTATTACAGCAAGTTGAATATGTTAAGACGAATAAGCCTTGCAAAACATTAGTAATCGACACGATGGACTGGGCCGAAGAATTATGCAAACAACATTTGATGCAAAAAAATGGGTGGAATGCAATTGACGCTACTGGATATGGAGCACGGTACGTAGCATTAGCCGGCGAAATTGGAGGGCTGCTCAACAAATTAAGTGAAGTAATTGAAGCTGGCATCAATGTTGTAATCACTGCACATGCTTGGCTACGGAAAAAAGAAGAGCCTGACGAAATGGGCGCTTATGATCGCTACGAATTGAAACTTGAAAAAAAGACTGCACCACTCGTTAAGGAATGGGCCGACATGGTATTATTTGCCAATTATAAAACTCTGATTTTAACAGATGAAAAAACAAACAGCAAAAAAGCAACCGGTGGGCAACGCGTTATGTACACTACGCATCGGCCAACATGGGATGCAAAGAATAGATTAGGTTTACCAGATGAATTACCATTCGACTATTCTCAAATTGAACAGGCATTTATGAAAGCTACTACACCAGTAGCACCGCCAGTCAGTGAGCCAATTCAACCAGCAACTCCACAAGCTAAAGCCACTGATCAAGAAGTAGGGCCGGTTCCACCGAAACAACCAGATCCAGTCCCACAGCCAGACCCAGCGCCAGAATATTCAGAAGATATTCCAGATGTAATTCCGCAAAGTGTAGCTGATTTAATGAAGATTAACCACGTGACTTCTGATGAGATTACACAAGTGATTTATCAAGGTGGGTTCATGCCGGCGGACACGCCACTAGAAAATATTCCGGCTGATTTGTGGAAATATTTGGCAACCAACTGGGATAACACTTTGAAATTTCTAAAAAACAAAATAAGGAAGTGATGAAATGATATTAATTAATGAAGCATTATCTAAAAAAGAAATCATGTCTGAACTTGAAATTAGTACCGTGGGTAACGAGTTTAAAATAGTCGCAAGATCACAGAAACGTGGTCAGAAACTTCATGAACATGAATTTTACTTCACTCACAATGGTATTTCGGCATTGATTGGCAATTTAGAGGCAATTCAAAAAATAGCTGAAGCAAGAAAGGAAGATTAATAAATGAATAATAACGAAAACGAGTTTCTAAATTGGAATGAAGGTTGGGTAGCTGAAGAAAGTGAGTTCACTTTACTGCCTGAGGGAAATTATCCATTCCAAGTAACAAATTTAGAACGCAAAATCTATTCTGGTCAAAGTAGCAAAATTCCCAACGGTGCGCCTTATGCGGAGGTAACAGTCGAAGTTGATGGCGGCGAAAAAGGTAAAACGACTATCAAAGAACGATTGTACTTGATGAAAAAATTCACCTGGAAACTGACACAGTTCTTCAATTCGATTGGGCAAGTGCAAGAAATCGGTCAGCCCTTCCAGCCTAAATGGAATCAAGTGATTGGAGCAAGCGGCCAGGCGAAACTAGAAGTAAATAACTATACAGACAAAGACGGCAACAAAAAACAGAATAATCGTGTAAAAGAATTTTTGAAACCTACCGCCAACGCTGGTGTAGTTCAGCAACAACCAAACTTCAACCAGCAAGCACCACAACAGCCAACACAACCTAATCAGCAATGGGGACAGCAACAGGGACAACAGCAAGGCGGATTCCAAACAGGAGCATTTTAAAGGAGGTTAAAAATGAGACTCAATACAGGAATTGAGAAAGGATTGAAAAACGTTATTAAAAATGTTGGCGAAGCACGTCCAATCCTTCAATGCGCACACTTTGAGAATGGAAACGTCGTTGCAACTGATAGCCACCAACTTATCAGATTTAGAAATATAGCTCCTAAAGATTTAAGTTTCAATCTGAATTTAACTAATTTTTATTTTGACGATGGAAATTATCCGGAAATTGACGAACTAATTCCAACCAAATTTGCTACTAAATTTGAAATAAACATCAACAAAGCTGTGGAACTTATTCCGCTATTAAAAAGTTTGCCAAATGATTTTATTAATTGCACAAAAATGTCGGTTGACAATAGCAAGATGATTTTAGAAAACGAAGTGCTAGATAGTACAAACATTAATCAAAAGCTAAACGTTGATATTGAAAATTTCTCTGGTGAGGAAATGAGCATTAAGTTTAACAGCAAATGGTTAGTGAACGCCTTAGAAAGCATCAAAGAAATAAAGAAATTTGGAAATGTTGAATTTAAACTCCAGGAAAGCATGTTAAAACCATTCTTACTGGTTTATGAAAACTTAGACTATTTGATTACACCAATGAGAACTTTTAGGGGGTGAAAACAATCGAATTAAGACCATATCAACAAACAGCACGTAAAAAAGTTGAATCAGAATGGGAAAAGGGACATAAGAAAACCTTATTGGTCCTCCCAACGGGATGTCACTCGTTAGAACAAAATTTATTAATGTCAGATGGTTCATTAAAAAATGTTAAAAAAATAAACGTTGGTGATGAACTATTAGGTCTTGATGGAACACCAAGGAAAGTTCTTTTTAAACATGCAGGTTCTGAACAAATGTACAAAATAATTCCTATTAAAGGAAAACCATTTATTGTTACAGAAAATCACAAATTAACTTTAGTAAGAATTAATGAAAAAAGTAGAAGAAAATACCCATGTGATTTTTTAAATGGAAGATTAATTGATGTTTCAGTTAAAGAATATTTAACTTGGTCTAAAAATAAAAAGCATATTCACAAGTTAATAAGAAGCAGTGAAATCAAAAATTTCAAAGGAAATAAAAAAATTACAATTGATCCTTATTTTTTAGGGCTGCTTTTAGGAGATGGAGAAATTAAAAATTCCATCGAACTAACAACAATGGATAAAGAAATAAAAAAAGAAATAGATGAGCAATGCAAAGTTTACAACATGAAATATGTTAAACATCCTACAGGAAAAGCTTTTACTTACACGTTTAAAACAGGAAAACTTGGAGTTAAAGGAAGCAAACTGCATAGACAGTTAAAAGAATTAGGCGTAAGAAGAAAGGGTTCTTATGACAAAGAGGTTCCATTTGCATATAAAACCGGATCTTTAAAAACAAGATTGAACGTTATTGCAGGACTAATTGATACTGATGGATCCTTAACATGCAATGGATATGATTATATTTCAGCTTCAAAAAAGCTTGCTTATGACATGACTTTCATGTGTAGATCCGTCGGATTGGCGGCTTACGTAAAAAGCTGCATCAAAAAATCACAAAATGGATTTAAAGGAACGTATTATCGAGTTTCTATTAGCGGTGAATGCTCGAAGATTCCTTGCCACATTGAAAGAAAAAAAGCTTTGCCTAGAAAGCAGAAGAAAAATGTTTTAAGAACTGGATTTAAGATTGAAAAATTAGATTCAAGAAAATTTATAGGATTTACTGTTGATAAGGATAATAGATATTTACTAGATGATTTTACGCTTACACATAATTGTGGAAAGACGATCGTGTTTGCCAAAGTGATTGAAGATTGCGTTAGAAAAGGCGAACGTGTTCTAGTCCTGGCACACCGTGGAGAGTTGTTAGAACAAGCTTCAGATAAGCTAGCCAAAGCGACAGGACTTAAAACAGCAACTGAAAAGGCTGAACAGACTAGTCTAGGCAGTTTCTATCGCGTAGTAGTCGGGTCCGTTCAAACATTGCAGAGGTCAAAAAGGCTGAATCAGTTCTCTAAAGATTACTTTGACACGATTGTAGTCGATGAAGCACATCATTGTATTTCAGACGGTTACCAACGAGTTCTAAATTATTTTGAAGGTGCCAAAGTTTTAGGCGTAACTGCTACAGCAGATCGAGGCGATCAACGAAACTTAGGCGAATATTTTGATAGCTTGGCTTACGAGTACAGCTTACCAGCCTCGATCAAAGATGGGTATTTAACGCCAATCAAGGCGCTGACAATTCCATTGAGATTAGATATTTCAGGTGTTAAGCAACAGGCCGGAGATTTTAGCAGCAAGGAACTAGGCACTGCATTGGATCCATACCTGGAACAAATAGCTGACGAGATGGTTAAAAATTGCATGAATCGCAAGACAGTTGTGTTTTTACCGCTTGTCAAAACGTCAAAGAAGTTCACTGAAATTTTAAATCGACACGGATTTAAAGCTACTGAAGTCGACGGAGAATCAGATGATCGTAAACAGAAATTAGCTGACTTTGAAGCTGGAAAGTACAACGTCTTATGTAATTCAATGCTGCTGACGGAAGGCTGGGACTGCCCAAGCGTTGATTGCATTATCGTTCTAAGACCGACAAAAGTCCGCGGTTTGTATTCGCAGATGGTAGGGCGCGGAACTCGACTTTCACCAGGTAAGAAAGAACTGCTGTTACTAGATTTTCTGTGGCACACGGAGCGTTTAGACCTATGCCATCCAGCACACCTTATTACCAAAAACAACGAAGTTGCTAAAAAGATGACTGAAAACATCCAGGATTCTACTGCGCCAGTTGACATTGAAGAAGCAGAAAAAGAAGCTGCTGAAGATGTTGTCGCGGAGCGTGAGGAGTCGCTAGCTAAGCAATTAGCTGAAATGAAGCGTCGTAAGCGTAAGTTAGTTGATCCGCTACAGTTTGAAATGTCAATCCAAGATGAAGATCTTTCGAGTTACGTTCCAAGTTTTGGCTGGGAAATGGCTCCGCCAAGTGACAAGCAGAAGAAAGCACTCGAAAAAATGGGTATTATGCCAGATGAAATTGATAATGCTGGGAAAGCAGATATTTTATTGACCAGATTATCAATGAGACGTCAAGGCGGTTTGACTACACCTAAACAGATTCGATTTTTAGAAGGCCGAGGATTCCGACATGTAGGAACTTGGCAGTTTGAAAGTGCTAGCAAAATGATTAACCGAATAGCGGCGAACGGTTGGCGCACACCACATGGCATTAAGCCAACTGAGTACAAGCCTGAAGAATTAATGACAGTATAACCACCACAGTCTGGTGACATCAGCATGGTTCGATTCCATGCTGTGGCATAGTTTGGCCAAACTAAATATTTTTTTGAAAGAGTGACCGAAATGAAACGGATCAAGAAAGGAAATCATTTAGTTAACGTTAAAGATGTTCATGGAATACTTCATGAAAAGGCAGTAATTACAGAAATTTATAAAAGTACAGTAGTAATTTTAGACTGTGATACGAAAACAAAATGGATTGTTCATAAAAAAACAATCGGGGTTAAGCCAGATAAACAACCTAATTGGCTAAAATCTAAAAACCACTTTGATTTAGAAGCTAGTCAGAAACGAGGTAGTATGCCGCATTTCGATGAAATGAATCAGTCAGTGTTTAAGAAAAAGGTGTATTACTAATGGAAAAATTCAACTTATTGGACCCGTTAGCTGCAATTGACCCAACAATGCTTAGTTATCAGGAGTGGTGCGATGTAGGCATGGCTTTAAAGCATGAGGGCTATTCAGTTAACGACTGGGACAGCTGGAGCCGAAGCGATGCAGGTCGATATCACGAAGGCGAATGCGAGCGGAAATGGAATACTTTCAAGGGTACTAATACGCCTGTTACGGGTGCGACAATCACCCAGATGGCAAAAAATAACGGTTGGCAGCCACATGGAAGTAATCCGGATGGCAATGAATTTATTGGCTGGAATGACAGTTTTGTAACTTCGATTGATAAAGATTATAAGATTATTAATCCGGATTATATTGGTGGGCAAGCCATTAAAGAACCGACCGCTTGGAACCCAGCACAACAAATTATTGATTACTTAAAATCATTGTTCGACATGGGCGAAGTAATCAGATTCGTTAACGATGCTTGGTACGACGATAACAACGATAAGTGGAAACCAGGCAACGGAGTTTACACACAAACAGCTGGGACTATTATCGAAAAATTGCAGAAGTCCAACGGAGACATTGGTGCGGTAATGGGTGATCCAGAGCCTAACGCTGGAGCGTGGATTTGTGTGAATCCTCTGGATGGTAAAGGTACGAAAAACAATAACGTTACTGACTACAGATACGTTTTAGTTGAAAGCGACACGATGGAATTGGAAAAGCAGAACGAATTATTGCGAAAATTGGAATTGCCAATAGCAACACTATCTTATTCAGGCAGTCGCAGCTTGCACGCAGTAGTTAAAGTTGATGCAGCTAATCTTCCGCAATACCAGGAACGCGTGGACCATTTGTACAAGATTCTTGAAAAGAATGGCTTACGAGTTGATAAGCAAAACAAGAACCCAGCAAGACTTACCAGACTTCCAGGCTTTCAACGCGGGGAAAAGAAACAGTTCTTAATTGCAACAAATCTTGGTCAAGATTCCTGGGACGATTGGAAAGATTACATTGAAGATATGAACGACAATTTGCCAGAAATGGAAAATATGTCTGATTTATTCGATAAGCCGATCATCTTAGCACCGGAATTGATCAGTGGAGTTTTGCGACAAGGACACAAGATGCTAATTGCTGGTCCGTCAAAAGCTGGTAAGTCATTCGCGTTAATTCAGTTAGCAATTGCCATAGCGGAGGGCTGGAAGTGGTTCAACTTCCAGTGTCAACGTGGGCGAGTTCTATACGTAAATTTAGAGTTAGACGAGCGATCAGCTAAAAAACGTTTTGTTGAAATTTACAATACATTAGGTCGCGGCCATGAACATGTTTCTAATATTGATGTATGGAATTTGCGTGGGAAAACCAGTCCAATGGATAAGCTAGCACCCAAGCTAATTCGTAGAGCAGAAAAAGCCGAATACAAAGCAGTCATCATTGACCCGATTTATAAGGTGTTAACTGGCGATGAAAACAACGCTCATGATATGTCATTGTTTGTTAATCAATTTGATTTAATCGCTACGGAATTAAAGTGTTCAGTCATTTATGCGCATCACCATTCAAAAGGGGCACAAGGTGGAAAAGCTTCGATGGACCGCTCATCCGGATCCGGAGTATTTGCCCGTGACCCAGACGCAATATTAGATTTAATCGAATTGCCAGTTGAGGAACCACGATATGATCAACGCGAAAATGAAGCAATTTGTAGTGTGTATCAGTCAGCTATCAAACACTTCAATTCAACTTATGAAATACCGCTTGATGACACGTTTAGTTTGAAACAAATGTCGCATCACTTATTAGCTGCACTATCCGGATTACCGAATTCAAAGCAGATTTTAAAACAAATAAACGAACGTAAAAATGCTGCAGTGACAGCGATTCGTCAAGCAACAGCATGGAGATTATCCGGAACACTGCGCGAGTTTCCTAAATTTGCGCCAGTCAATGCCTGGTTCCAATATCCTATTCACGTTTTGGATGATAGTTTGCAGGACATCAAAATTGATGATGATCAAAAAACAAAGTGGAAAAAAGGGACGCAGAAAGCTAATCAGTCAAAAAGCGAAAAAGCACAACAAGAACTTGAAGAAGCATTCAACGTTTTGAGTGTTGACGGTGGACCAATTGAGGTTAATCAAATTGCTGATTACTTGGAAGTAAAAAGAAATACAGTTTATACACGAGTTAAAAAGAACAAAAAATTTATTATTGAAGATGGAATGATAAGAAAAACTAATAGTAATGATAATTAAAAATGTGTCGGCACTATTAGCTCCGACAGCTCCGACAAATCATGATTGTTCGTTGATAGCTAAATAGCTCCGACAGCTCCGACAACTCTCAAAAGCCCTGTCACACCGCTGTCCGTCTGTCTTGTCGTAGCTCTCCTTGGGAGAGTAGCTACGACAACAGACAGGAACGGACAATGAAATAAAATGAAAAATTAAAACGTAATAGATAAAATTAATAAAATAAAGAGTGATGAAAATGACAGAAAAAGTAATTCAGTTTTTTGTACCAATGAAGAAAATACCGACAGTCACACATCAGGAAAAACAGGTGTCAGTCGTAAAGGGCAAGCCAGTATTTTATGAACCAGCGGAATTAAGAAATGCACGGCAGTTATACATGGATATGTTTGGACAATACACACCCGAACAAAAAATGCCTGGTAAAGTTCGGATGACAATTAAGTATTGTTTTCCGTTAAAGGGTAAACATGGTGATGGGGAATACAAAGACACCAAGCCTGATTTAGACAACATGACCAAACTAGTTCAGGATTGCTTGACTAAATTAGGATTTTGGAAAGACGACAGATACGTAGTCAGTTTGATTGCTGAAAAATTTTGGGCACAGATGCCAGGAATATTTATCAGAATTGAGGATGTGGGATGAATGAATTGGAGTTTGGTATTTGCAGACGTTCAAAAGTGGATGCAGGCTTCAAATGTATTTATGCAGCAGCACCCGCTGGATAGCCAGGAATACTGGCACTGGTTAGTTGGCTCACTTGCACATTTAGAACAAAAGTATGACAGTCATCCGCTAGTGATTGAATTTTGCGTGGCGTTGATGAATTATCAGGAATACAACTGGAAAAAGCTGAAAGGTGAGGAAAAATGAAAAAAACGGTTATTACAATTGGAGTTATTGTGGTTGTTGGTTTGATGAGTTTGGGGTGGTGTTCTTATTGGTTTTTAAGCCATACAGCAACTGGTATTAGAACAGTTAAAAATTTTCAATCTGAAACAAATAACGGAATTGAACGTGACATAACAGTTTATAACGCTGACGGCAAAGCGATTATGCACTTCAAAGGCAAATTTGATGTTTCACATCAAAACAGATCGCTTCAATATGTAGATCAGCACAATCGTAAACACAACATTTATTTTGGTGATAACACAACGGTTATCGTTAATGAATTGAAGTAGGGAGAGAAGAAAAATGAAATACGAGGATGTTAAAAAGTTAGAAGCTGGCGACAAAATAGTTATCAGACTAGCCATTGATGATGTTGATAGATTAAATGAAATTTTACCTAATACAGATGAAAAAGAATGGTTCTCTCTCCAGCTTTATAAAACACAGATTTTAGGTAAGGTGTCTGATTTCTGGCAGCAGAAAATCAGATTTACCAAAGCTGAGAAAGCGGAATTTGATGATATTCGTACGAGAACAAGAGAACTCTTTAGGGCATTTGAGGCTATCGGAAGCCCTGACACTTACTATCCACACTTGAAACATTGGATAAAAAAAGATGACTATCCACTTTATCGCAATGACCGTGAGATTTTATTCGCAAAAGCGTGGTACTGCCCCGAATGGATCCAAGTAGAAAAAGAGAAGGAATATTATATTAAGATTTTAGGAAACTATTTAGTGCGAAGCTCCAGTATTGAGTTAGTTAATAAAAAGGCTGCCGATAAATTTACTATAAATGAAATTTTAGAAATGAACTCATGGCCAAAATTTGCAGAAGTTGATTTAACCAAGTGCAAGGAGGTTATCGAAAATGAAAACTAGAGAAGCATTACTAAAAGAGTTTGAAGAAGAACCAACTGCTAAAAAGTTCAGTAAGTCCGATAAAGTAATTCATTTTACACCGGCAGAGCTTAAGCAGATTTTAGATGCTCCAACCAAGGCGCAGACAATATGTGGGTATTGCCATGATGAACTTGGGGTACCAAAAAGTAGAAAGGAATGTGTTCATGATGTAAAGGCTATTGGTAAGGATGTATATAAAGAAAGCTATTTAAATGATATTAAATATTGTGATGTGTGTGGACGCAAGCTAGGAGAGTGATTGAATGAAGCATGGAGCAAAGGTTGTTTTTAACAGTAAGGGTGAAATGATCTTAAAAAGCAGGCTATCTAATAGGGATTTATCGGCCTTAATTAGACTTGCCGCTAAATTAATTCTTGAAGATTCTGATTCTAAATTTACAGTTGAATAAGTATTGCTTGGATTGTCTATGAACTTAGATTATAAAAAACAGTATGGATATTGTGATTTCTGTAAGGATGAATACCCGACTATGGAGTATCAAGGATTTAAGTTTTGTCCTCATTGTGGAAGCCATATAGGAAAGTTTGGAGATGAGTAACATGTGGGTGTCGATATGTTTAATTGCTTTTATGATTTTATGCGGTTGGATTGTTTATTTAGATAAGAGGTGAGTTAGTGAGTGATTGAAGAAAGATTATCAAGTAAGGAAATGGCAGGGCTTGAAGCAGATTTTATGAAGATCGCAAAGGTGGATAAATTAATCAAACGACGAGAATTTGAAATTGAATGGCCTTTTCGTGAATTTGAAGATGAAAATGTGGGTGGTGGCCGAAGCTCCGTAACTGTGAACAAAGCAGAAAAAATTCTTGAAGCTAAAGAAAAAGACAATTACTTGCAACGTTTATATTATTTACGAAGCGTGAGAGATACTGTTTTAGATGTTATGACTGAACAGCAGAAAGAAATTTATAAGCTGAGATTCTGTACGAATGATTATTACGATTGGCTCATGGTCGGCAAGGTATTGAAACCTCAACTTAGCCGTGCGCAGATCTATCGGAAACGGGAAAAGTTATTGGAGCTTTTAGCGAAAGAAGAAGGAATATTGCCGAAATGAGACTATATATTGTTTTTTCTCATCGAAAAAAGCATAAAATGATAGTGTGGGATTTGTAAGTAATCTTACACTTTTCATCCTTTCACATTCTAATGGCAGCTAGGAAAGACTAGCGGGTTAGTGCATATCCCGTCTGAAGCTGGAGGACTAAAGCACATAGCTGGTATGAACCCGCAAAAAATCCATTTATTCTGATACCAGCTAAGAAGATGTAAAGCATTTTAATTTTATTATGTTTAATAAGATTGAGGTGTTTGAATTGTAAGCCGGTGTGAATCCGGCAATACATATTTGTCCTGAATGACGCTAAACTATCAAACCTCCACAATTATTTTATCAGTAGCAATCAGCGATGGTTGCTATTTTTGTTGTATAATTTATGAGATAAAATAATTATGATAGGGGAAGATGTTATGGATTTGAATTCTGTTGTAAAAGATTGTCAATCTGTTATTGAACATGTCCTTGAAAAGATCAGAAGTAAAAGAAAGATTGAAACGTTTGATATTGCTATTTTAGGACTATTAATTTCTCAAAGAAACAAAGCTGATTCTATTAATATTCTTTTTGAAAATTCTAAATATTCAGAGATACCTATACTTTATCGAACTTTCTTTGAGCAGGAAATGTATTTGAAATTTATATTTCAAAAAAACACTATAGAAAGAGCAAAAGTGTTTTACCTTCACGAAAAATATTTAAATGTAACGAAAACAGATAATATAATAAAATCTTTAGGAAAAGATAGTAAAAAAGCTTTGCACTTAAAGGCAATAGTGGACCAAAAAATCAAAGAAGATAATTCGAATTTTAATAATTTTGAAGAATTATATAAAGATCGTTGTGAAAGATATGAAAAGTATTTTAAAGGTATAGAAAAGAAAAAGATTAGAAAAAAATCTTGGTATTCATTTGAAAACAAGAGTATCTCTAATATGAAAAATTTAATGAAGAGTTTAGGAAGTGGGGAGTTTTATGATGGAACATATGGGCTATCATCTGATGCGGTTCATGGTTCAAATGCACCGGGTATATTAAAACTAGTAGATATTGACAAAGAAAAATCAATTGGAAATTTAACGGAATCGGTTCCAATACCTGAATGGGTATTAGAAAATATCAGATCTGCACTATATTTAGAACTAATTGAATTTATTAAATTTTATAAGATAGATAAAGATAAAGATATGCGTTCATTGAAAGCGAAAATAGAAATAAATACTTTATTACAACATTAGCACTTTTGCAGCTATTGAGCTGCTTTTTTTATGCGCAAAACAAAACACTTTCAGGAGGTGGTGGACATGAATGCCTAGAAAAAGAAATCCAAAACGAGAACAAGCACGACAGATTTGGCTTGATTCAGGTGGCAAAAAGAAATTAGTAGATATTGCTGATGAACTCGGTATTAGTCCATCACAGATTCGCAAGTGGAAGTCACAAGATAAATGGAACGATGATTTAAAGGGTAACGTTACTAATAAAAAGGAACGTTCCTCTATGAAGGGCAATCAATACGCCAAAGGCAATCCAGGTAATCCACATGCTTCACCACCGAAAGGGAATAAGAATGCGGTTAGTCATGGATTATTTGCCAAGTGGCTTCCGGAGGATACTCGTGAACTGGTCCAAGAAATTTACACGTCTAAGCCGGAAGATATTATTTGGAATAATATTATGATTCAATATGCTGCAATCATTCGTTCAGTGAAAATAATGAATGTGGCTAGTGAGTTTGATACTACTAGCGATGTTACTGAAGTAGATTTAAATCCAATGATTGTAAATAAAAAAACTGGCAAGCCTGCTCAAACTAAAGAGGTTAGACAGTATCAATATGCCTGGGATAAGCAAGCTAACTACTTGCAAGCTTTGTCACGTGCCCAATCAACGTTAGGAAACTTGATTAAACAGTTTGTTAAGATTGCTGATGAAACTGACGAGCGGAGAAAGAAGCTTGCGTTAATGGACCAGCAGCTTAACATACTTGAAGCCAAAGCGAAAATCTTAAACGACAATGGAAACGATACAGAAACAAAAGTATCTAAGTATCTGGATAAACTTGATGAAGCGTTAGGCGGTGACGCAGATGGCGCTAAGTAAGCTATACACACCTAAGCAGATTCAAGTATTGCAGACTTTAAAGCGTACAGATTGGCGTTTGCTGATCAACTACGGCGCAGTTCGTTCAGGCAAAACTGTTGTGGATAACGATGTGTTCTTATTTGAACTAAGGCGAGTTAGAAAGCTAGCTGACAAGTTAGGCGTGGACGAGCCAATGTACATTCTGGCTGGTTATTCGAGTAAGTCACTCCAAAATAACGTGCTGCAGGAATTATCAAACAAGTATGGTATTGATTTTAAGTTTGATAAGCACAATTCGTTTAAACTATTCGGCGTTAAGGTCGTTCAAACATTCACCGGAAGTATTGCTGGACTTGGTGCTATACGTGGGATGACAAGCTTTGGTGCATACATTAATGAAGCCAGCTTAGCCAACGAAGAAGTATTCAACGAAATTCTTAATCGTTGTTCAGCACCACATGCACGCATTATCTGTGATACTAACCCTGACGTACCAACGCACTATCTTAAAGCTGATTATATCGACAATGATGATCCAAAGGCCGGTGTAGTCAGCTATCATTTTGTACTTGATGATAATACGTTTTTACCACACGATTACATTCAACATATGAAAGCCGGAACGCCTAGCGGAATGTTCTATGACCGTTCGATTTTAGGATTGTGGGTATCTGGCGAGGGCATGGTGTATCGTGACTTTAACAAAGATGTGATGGTTATTCCTAAATCAAAATTACCAGGTAACTTGACTTACTATGCTGGGGTCGACTGGGGCTACGAGCATAAAGGAACGATCGTAGTTATGGCTGATGATGATCAGGGCAACACCTATTTAGTCGAAGAACACACGAAGCAGTACAAAGAGATTGATTATTGGGTTAGAGTTGCTAAGGAAATCCAGGGCCGATACGGTAGCCGTATTCGTTTCTGGGCTGATTCAGCAAGGCCAGAACATGTGGCACGTTTCAGACGCGAACATCTGAATTGTTATAACGCAAATAAAAGTGTGCTGAGTGGTATTGAATCAGTTGCAAAGCTGATGAAAGATAGCCACTTTTTTGTTGTAAAAGAAGCAATAGATAAGTTCTTAGATGAGATATATCAATACATCTGGGACGAGAAAACAGGTATGCCAGTAAAAGCTAATGATGATGTGCAAGATGCTGTGCGTTATGCAATTTACAGTCAGCATAACGAATTAAATAAAGCAACGGTGGCAGTAAAGCCGATGTGGTTAAGAGGGTGATTAAAATAGATTCGATTAGTTTGTTAAACTGGGGAAAAGATAGAAGTTCAGATGTTGCAGTTGATCCAGAACTGCTTGGTGATATAAATAATCCAAACTTCGATGCTATTAACTACGCTATCAATGCACAGCAGCAAAGAATTGAGCGCTTCGACTTGCTAGAAGATTACTATCAAGGAAATCAAACAATTGTTCAGCGGCAACTAAGCAATACGCTAGGAAAAGCCAATCAGAAAGTTTTAGCTAATCATGCAAAGTATATTACTGATATGAATGTAGGATTCACAACTGGTAACCCTCTCTCAATTGCTGCAGCGGAGGGTAAAAACATTAAGCCTATTCAGGAATCGTTTGATGAGATGGATGTTGATTCACACAACACAGAACTAGAAAAAGACTTAAGTGTATTAGGTTCAGCATATGAACTGCTATACATTAAAAAGACTGATGCAGAGAATACCGAGATGGCTATTCAAAAACTAGATCCGCGAAGAACTGTTTTAGTAACTGACGACACAGTTGATCATAATCCACTATTTGGGATTTACTATTTTCCTAAATTGGATTTGTTAGGAAACCCGAACGGATATTTGATTACTGTTTACACACAGAAAAGTATTATTGCTTATCGTACAAAAATAGGATATGGACTGTCTGATACCAATATCGTTGATGGATATCCGCAAACTACGCCGCATTTTTTTGGTGATGTGCCAGTCGTAAGCTATCAAAATAACGAAGAAAAACAAGGTGATTTTGAACAAGCAATTAGTTTAATTGATGCGTACAATGAATTGCAATCTGATCGAATAACCGATAAGCGAAACTTTGTTGATGCTATTCTAGTCCTATTTGGATTCACATTAGATGATGAAAATAGTATTGACAAAGCACACTCAGTTATTCAAGCACCGCCTAAGACAGGCGATAATGCGGCAGACGTCGAGTGGCTGACTAAGTCTTTCGATGAGTCACAAATGCAAACGCTAGCTGACTCAATCAAAAATGATATTCTACAAATGACATATGTGCCTAACTTGTTGGATCAAAACTTTTCAAGTAATGCCAGTGGTGTGGCAATTAAGTACAAGTTGTTTGGGTTGTATCAGCTGTTGGCTACTAAAGAACGCTATCTCGCAAAAGGAATACGCAGGCGCATGCAACTAATGCAAAATGTTTTAACTCTCAAAGGACAGCAATGCGATGCCAATGGTGCAATCATTCATATTAATCCCAATATTCCGGTTGATATGTCATCGATTATTGGCGACATTAAGAATGCTGATGGAGTAATTCCTCAAAAGGTTGCATTGAGTTGGTTGCCTGGTCAAAATGACCCAGACGAAATGATTAAAGAGTTAAATCAAGAAAAGCAAGAGAATATTCAGCAGCAACAACAAGCGCTTGACGGTGATGCACCGACTGAGGGTAAAACAGTTGATGATAATGGCAACGTGGTAGACAAACAGCAGAAATCAGATGATCAATCATGATTAAGGCTGTTTTTTTTGTACGTAAAAAAGAAATCATCGGATTTGAAATAAGCGGACATGCTAATTATGCTGCTAAAGGTTCAGACATTGTGTGTGCAGCTGTTTCAGTTTTAAGTGAGTCTGTTGCTAATGAATTATCCAATACAGTTGTATATCAAGAAAGTGGTTTAAAAGTTAGCTTGATACCACCAACGTTAGGTAACAAAGTGTTATGTAAGTTGCTGCTTGATAGCTTAAAAGAAATTAGTAAGGAGTATCCCAAAAACTTGGAGGTGACAGTATATGGCAAATGATTTAATTGGTGAAAACATTAAAAGAATCAGATTGTCGCTTGGAATGACTATGGAAGATTTCGGAAAAATGTTTACGCCCCCTGCTGCGAAAAGTATTGTATCAAGGTGGGAAAAAGATGAGAGCTTGCCAAGTCCTAAAAGGCTTAGAAAAATAGTTGAATTAGGTAATACTACTATTGAAAATCTGCTTCATGGCAACTCTAAGAAAGGCTCCTTAATAATCTGGTTCAAGAATGGTCAGACTGCGAAATTTAAAGATGTTAAAATCACTGGACGCGGTTCACTTTTAACTTTCACCTACTTTTCTCAATCGGATTTGGTTAAACGTGATGCAGCTTTTAGCTTTGATTATATTGCTGGTTACTCGTTCGGATATGAGGACTCGCCATGGACTTAATTAAGATTATCAATATATTGATTGGCATTCTAGTTGTTTTGGGAATAATAAACATAGTTTGGTTAATTTACTTGCTGATGCTTTTGTTTTGACGAGGAGGTGTGATTATTGGCAGACAAGAAAAAGTTAACTTACTGGCAGTTGCGTGCAATCCGCAATGAAGAAAAGTCACATGAAGCTGCTAATAACAAAATACCGATAATCACTAATGCTTATATTCGTGCGCAAAACTATTTAACTGGTGAAGTACAACAGATTTACCGCCGATATTTCACGAATGGTCCATACACTGAAGCTCAAGTGGAAGAAATTCTGAATACTCATGTCAGTCCCACTGAGTTAGTAACTCTGCGAGCATTAGCCAAGAATATTACTGATAGCGAGTCAAAGAAACAAGTTACTGATTATCTGTCAGCACTAGCTGCTAAAGAACGGATAACTCGCTTGGAAGAGTTGAAAGCTAAGTCATACATTGCTGTCAAACAGGTTTCAAGCGTGGAAGTGCAGGAGTCAACTGATCTATACACAAAAGTTATTCAGCAAGCCTGGAATGAAGCGACTGCTGAAGGTGTGATTGGTGCTGTTGGCAAAGATGTGAAGCTATTTGAAAAAGGTTATGTGCCCCAGATTGACAAAGAAACCAAGCAAATTAGCATATTAAATCCTGAAACAGGTAAAGAGGTTACTAAGGTTAAAGCAGTACCAGAAAAGGCGATAACGAGCTTTAAAGAACTATCAGGCAAGTATGTTAAAGCAGCACTCAATACACCTTTTTACGGCAGGAACTATTCGCAACGTATTTGGCATAATACTGACAAACTGGCTGAACGACTGAGTGAGCTGTTTACTGCTCAACAAATGAGTTGGATGAGTGAACGAGATATGGCCAAGGCTATATCTGAGGAGTTCGGCAGTGGCATGGCTAATGCCAAGCGATTGATTAGAACAGAAGCTAATTTCTTTCACAGCACAACTAAAGTAGCTGGTTGGAAACAGCGAGGTATTGAAGAATACGAGTTAGTAGCAGTCTTGGATAAACGTACGTCGGCTATTTGTAGGCATATGGATGGTAAGGTGTTCAAAGTTAGTGAAGCCAAAGTTGGCATAACTCTGGATCCATTTCATCCACATTGTCGGACCACACCAGTTGTACATTTTGCAAGTAGTGAGTATGCAGACACACGAACAGCAAACAATCCGAATACTGGCAAGCAGTTTAAGATTGACCAGGACAAAACCTATCGTGATTGGGAGCAGATAATTAACAGTGAAAGGAAGAAATAGTCATGAAAACATTCAAACCAAGTGATTTAAAAATTAAAATCAATGTAAAACACCATAAACTGCTAGTTTTATGGGCACTTGTAGCTAAAATCTTCAGATTCGATATTAAATGGTTATTTAACTTTTGTGTGAAGGTAGGTTGATAATTATGCGTTGTTGTAGCGGCTGTGGGTGCATGGCATTTTTTGTCGTTTTATTTTGGTTGTGCGTGTTAATGGCAATATTTTAGGAGGTTGCAAGGAATGGAAAATGGAATTGGAACTAATGTTAAAAAGATAAGAAAAGCAATCGGCATGACTCAAGATGAGCTAGCTTTAAAAATAGGAATTACTTCTACTGCACTCGGAAATTACGAACGTGGAGAAAGAAGGTTGCCATCTAGTTTAATTATTCCAATTTCAAGAATCTTGGAGGTTGATGAACGAGATATATTAGGAAGCCAATATCGAAGAAATAATAAAAAAGCCAAACAAGAATTAACTAGCGTTTTAAAACAGTTAAACATTTTAGAAAAACAAGTCAGGTCAATTATCGACACACTTAATTAGTTTTCACTCTAAATGTGAATGCACATAAAATAAAATCACCAAGGAGGTTGTCAAAAATGAAATATCAAAAGAAGCCAGTAGTTATTGAAGCAGTTCAATTTTTACCAAATGAGCGGAATTTAACAGAAGTTCAGAATTTTTTGAAAGATACTCATGCTAAATATTCAATTGGACTCAAATCTGGAAAAGTTGAAAGAATTTTGATTTCAACACTTGAAGGCATAATGACTGCTAGCGAGAATGACTATATTATCAAAGGGGTTCATGGGGAGTTTTATCCATGCAAGCCAGATATTTTTGAAGAAACTTACGAGCCAGTACAGGTGAGCTTTGCAGAAAAGGTAATTGGTTCATCGTCCTTAGAAAGTCAGAAAATAACAAGCGGAACTATAAAAGCTGATAAACTAGTTTTTAAAAATTTATAATTAAATAAGGAGAAAAATAAAAATGGATAATCAAAAATTTATCGATAAGTGTAAGGAATTGGTTGTAAATTATGCTAATGAACACTTAGATAAAACAGATAATGTTTCAGTTGAATGTTGTGTGGCTATCTAAAACACTTCAAAACAACAAGGCACTACTAAGTACCGCGTTGAACGATGGAATGTACTATGAAGCAACTTTTAACGGCGATAAGAATGAATTGTATCTTGACGCTTATAAGAAGTTTGAAAATAAGAAATATTATTTTTGAAATTAGTTAACATAAGATTCTCACTTTGCTATATTATTAGTGAGGTGATGGAAATGGAAATATTTTTGCTAGGGGCTGTGAAAGCTAGTTCTCCTTGGTATGATAATCCAAACTTATGGCAAGCATTAAAATGGTTATTGTTGTATATAGCGATACCAATAGCGGTAGCTTATATTGGAAGTGCAATAAGAGTAAAAAAGTTAGAATTTAAATTAAAACAAATAGAGAAACAATCCGCTCTCATATTAAAAGCATATAAAAAAATAAAGACCGTTGAATCTTGGGGCAACAGGGCACCATCGGAATATGGGCTTCAAGAACTTGAAGACATATTAGATGAAACTGTAAGCTTTTTGTATGAAAAAGAATTTTATATTCCAAATCATATATATAAAAAGAGCCTAAATCTGTTAAATGGATGGGGGCATATTTCCGATAAATATAGTCAGTATTTGAAAGGAAAAAAAGGCGAAATAGAGTATCGTGATTTGGATGTAGGAAAAGATATAGAAAAATTAATAAAAAAAAGAAAGTTATTGGAAAAAAGCATAAAGAAGAAAATTGGATATGCTTAGTTTTTGACCTGCCAAATGTCACTAAACTGGGTAACAATTAAATAGCATGCGTGGGTCTGTTGAAGACATCATGATTAAATCAGCACAATGTGTGGGGCGTAAGCAATGCATGGGGTGCTTTTTTTGTGGACTGAATTAACAGAAATGCGTGGGCGAAAGGAGTTTTAACAATGAAAAAGCTACTAAAGATGAATTTACAGATGTTTGCTGAAGGTGGAGAAGGCGGTCAAAGTGGTGGAGATCCAGCACCTACTGACCCAAAATCAGTAGATCCGAATGCTAGTGATCCAAAGCCTAATGACCCTAAGCCAAATGATCCAGCATCAAAACCATTTAAGTCATTTGCTGATGAGAAAGAACTGCAAGCATACACTGACAAATTAATTCAGAGTGCAATTAAGACACATGATGAAAAGAAAGCCAGTGAAGCAAAACAGCAAAAAAATTATGACAAAATGACTGACTTGGAGAAAGCTCAATACGATAAAGAACAGCTTCAAAAACAGTTAGCTGAGTCACAAACTCATGCTAAGGTTGTTGAGAATCGTGCAAAGATTACTGAACGACTTGGCAATGATGATTTACCAACTGGGCTGATCAGTGTATTTGGTGAAGGTGTTTTGTCTGATGATGATGCGCTTGAAGAAGCATACAAGAATGTGTCAAAAGTGTTTGCTGATAGCTTACAAAAAGCAATTGATAAACGTATTGCTGCTTCAAGTACATCTGTTCCAGGCTCAACGAATGCTGCAAAGAAATCTGAAGGAGCGACAGTCGCAGAACAATTTAATAAGCAACAGCAGCCTATCAAAACGAATTTTTGGGCTACTAAATAAAGGGAGGAAATATAAATGGCTTATGTTAAAGCAACAGAAACAGTCAACGAAACTAATTTCTTAGCTTCAGAAAAGTTTGTATCTTTTCCACGCCAGGTTGATTCAACAAGTTACGCTGTAACAACTGATGGACGTGGTCACAAGGTGATTCCAGCAGGTACCGTTTATCCAACCAATGATGCATCTGCTGAAGGGGTAACAATTGATGAGGTCGATGTAACAAACGGTGCTCAACCAGTTGGAGTTATTGTTGATGGCTTCATCTATGGCAAGAAGTTACCAGTTGAACCAGCTGCAGCGGCTATTACTGCATTAAAACGAATCAGTTTTGTTGATGAGGCTGCTACACCGGCTGCGCCAGCAAATGGAACTACAACTGGAAAATAATAAAGGGGGAATTTAGTAATGACAACAATCGGAGATTTATTTTCACAACACGATTTAATTGACTTTTCGTTAAATCGTCAGTATGCACCATTTCTAGGCGATTCACTGTTTCCAGCAACTAAAGTCAACTCACTAACTGTTGATGTATTGAACCGTCAGACACGTGTACCAATCATTGCTTCAGTAGCAGCTTTTGATGCAGAAGCTGAGATTGGTAGCCGTACAGCATCAGAAAAGGCTATTGAATTAGCTTTGATCAAACGCAAAATGCAGATTAAAGAACAAAATTTATATGCATTGCTTAACCCACGGACACCAGCCGAAGGTGCATACCTTAAACAACACGTATTTAATGACTTTGATGTACTTAATCAAGGCGTTTTAGCTCGCGTTGAAAAGATGTCAATGGACGTTTTAGCAACTGGTAAAACACTCTTAGCAGATGAAAATGGTAATTTGAGTATCTCACTTGATTATAGTGTGCCATCAGCTCATCAAGAAGCATTGTCTGGCACAGCTACATGGGATAATGCCGATGCTGATATCTTAGGAGATATCGTTCGCTGGTGTGATTCACTTGATATTGCACCAACACGTGCTTTAACATCTCGCAAGGTATACCGCTTGATTACCACTAACGCTAAAGTGTTACAGGCAGTGTTTGGTACTTCAACACGCGCTCTTGGACAAGCTGAATTCGATGCATTCATGCAATTGCAAGGTTTGCCAATCATTCGGACTTATGATCAGAAATACAAAGATGGCAAGGGCGTTTCAAACCGTTACTTCCCAGAAAATCGGATTGTTTTAATGAATGATGATCCATTAGGCAATAAAGTGTTCGGACCAACACCGGAAGAACTGGCGCAGTTTAATGGCTCGGCACAAGTAAATGCTGTGGGCAATGTTTATGACATGATTTATACCGAATCACATGACCCAATCGGTACATGGGAAAAGGCTTCGGCTGTAGCATTACCTGCATTCGCAGCAGCTGACGAAGTATTCCAGGCACAAGTTTTAGCCTAAGAGGTGCTTTAAATGAAAGTTAGAGTCAAAGATATGCCAGTGCGGCATAATGGTAAACGTTATAAAAAGAATGAAGAGCTTGTCATTGATCAGAAACATTTCAATGATAAGCTTTTTGTTTGCCTTGATTCAGCCAAAAAAGACAAACAGTCAATTAAAAAATAGAGGTGATTGTATATGCCAACACCAAGTCCGCCAGATAAGGCGGGTCAACTTACAAAGTTGTATGCACGCTTAGGAGTGGCTGCCGATTCAAATGATGCAGCAGTTGTTTCAGATATGTTCGATGATGCAATTCAGATGTGCCTTGATTACACAGGACGAGCTAATTTAACTGCACCAATCTTGATTCAAGCCAAGCGGCTAGCAATTGTCATGTATAACCAGCAAGCCGATGAAGGCGAAATTGAAAGAATTGAAGGTAGCGTAACTCGAACCTTTGAAACTGGCATTCCTGCTAGTATTCGATCGTCACTTGCACCATACCGAGTTGGTAAAGTGAGGGGATTTTCATGAGATTAAGGCCTACCGATTTGACTACTGCTTATGTGAGAAAGCCACAACAGACAACCGACGATGAGGGCAATGTTATCACAGGCGGTTGGTCAGATCCGATTGAAATCAAGATGAACGTTCAAAGTGCTGGTGGTCAAGTTAATGCACAAGTATGGGGAAAGCAGCTTAAGTATATTAAGTCATGCAAGTATCAAGGCAATGTGCTTAATGAAAATCAGAGTGAAAATTGGGGCATCTGTTTGAATGTTAGCAAGGATGATGATCCAGACTATTTGATTAATCAGGTACAAACATTTGCTACGCACAAAAATATAACTCTCGAAAAGCGTGATCAAGATGGCTGAATTTGAAATCAAAGGAATGGATAGCTTAAAAGCAAAGCTACAGAAATTACCTGGCATTTTTCACGATGCAATTTGGGATGGCGCTTTTGATGTAGCTGAAAAGGCTGAAGGCTATGCAATTAAAGAGCTTCAATCATCTATAAAGCATGGCAATGGTGAATTAGCTCGAAGTTTGAAGTATGAAGTAGTTGAAAAAGACGGAAAGATTGTTGGTCGTGTTTGGTCCGATAATGCAGTTGCATGGTATAGAGAGCTAGGAACTGGGCTTGTTGGCCAAATGTCACCGAAAAAACTGCCAGATGGTTTTGAACCATCATATCGGCAAACGCCTTGGTTCATTCCGGCTGATAAGGTAGACGTTGATTTAAATGAAGTTTATGGGATGCCAGTAATCACGATTAAAGGAAAGAAGTTTTATCGGACTAAAGGTCAACCAGCAAGACAATTTTTAACGCCAGCTATTGATCAAACGTCTTCTGAAGCTGACAAAATAGTTGCTAATCGAATAAACAGAGCCTTACACGATAAGTTGGGAGGATAACTAATGGAAATAATTAATATGAAGACGATAGCTTATCAGACTATTAAGTCGATTGCAGATATTAAGTTAGTTACTACCAGTTATCCTGATACGTTTACTGTTTATCCGGTTGCCATTTATTCAACTCAACATAAATCTCATTTTAGAGATTCAGATATGAACGAACTGCTAACAAAATGGACAATCACAATTGATTTATTTTTAGATCAAGGAAGTTTAACAGGTATTACCAATCAGCTCATAGCGAAATTTTCTGCTATGGGCTTTTCTAATGATGTGGGCGATGAAAATTTGAGTGGTATATCACGTGTGTTTATCAAATTTACAGGAATCGTGGATAACGCGATGAACAGAGTTTACGAAAAATAAGGGGGAACAATTAATGCTTAAAATGATTGATTTACAAAAATTTGCAGTTGATGCAAGTGAAGGCTTAGCTGCAACAGGAACAACGCTAGCAATTTCTACAGATAATAAAGCTTTCACTCCAATTGCAGGTATCAAAACTACGCCTGACATTGGTGCGGATCCTGAAACTATTGATGTCACCGACTTGTCTGATACAAAGAAAAAGAGTGTAGCCGGTATTCAAAACACACAGAACTTAGCATTTTCTTGTGTTTATAAGGGAAGCAACTTTTCTAGCCTTGTTTCTCAGGGTGATGGCCAAACGCAGTACTATTGGAAAGTAACATTTCCAGATGGGCTGACAGCAACATTCCAAGGGTCATTCACCTTGAAAATTGAGAATGTGGCTGTTAATGGGGCAATGGGTTTCACAATCACGGTAGTAGTTTCTGATGGGCCTGATTTCGGTACACCTTCAGCACCAGCACCGTCAAAATAATAGCCCCTGCTGAGGTCACGGTAGCGCCAACAGCTACATCTACTGTAATTAGTTCTGATGCTGATAATTCAGTTGATAGAAGTAATCAGTACTTGAAGATTAGCAATCCTACAACCCATGCGTTATTTGCAGGAGCTAAGGGTGCTAAATCTGTAACATTAACGACCTTGACCGCAGGGGATTACGCAGCCGGGACATATGAAGCATTTTATGATTCTGTTGCAGGAACTGATATTGGTGAGGATGCTAGTGACCACGTTCCAGTACCAGCATTCACAGTACCAACTTCGCCGGCTGGAAGTTAGAACTTAATTAATCGATTCAACAACGCAAACAGAGACGAGAAAGATGAAACGGATTTAGGAGGAATATTTAATGACAGTAAAAAAAGCAACTAAAGAATTTAATTTTGGCGGTTTAAACCTTGAGTTAAAGCTTGCAGCACGTGACATTTTGGAAATTGAAAAACGTTTAGGCAAGTCAATGATGTCACTGTTTATGTCTGGAGATGGTGAGATGAAATTACCACCAATCAATGAAATTTTGATTGTATTGCAAGGTGCAAATCAAACTCACGGAGTTACCGATAATGATATTTTTAAAGCATTTGAGAAATATCTTGATGAGGGGCATTCACCGATGGAACTTTTTCAGGTATTGACTGATTTATTCCAGGAATCAGGTTTTTTCGGCAAAAAGGCTTCGGCTTCGAAGACAATTTCGGAATCTCAACTGAGTCTACTGGACAACAATCAGTAAAATACCAGACAGTTAGTGAACTACTAAGAGCTATTTATCCGTTAGCTGTTCAATATGGTGTAGATGCTGAGCAATTTTGGGAGATGAGCTTTGAAGAAATCATGGTTCAAACACTTGCTAATCGTAAAAACCGAGTAGATGAGATGAAGTTTAAAGCGATGATGGATCACCAGCAAGCTAATCTAATTGCATATGCATTTAATGATCCAGCTAAAATGCCTAAATTGGAAGAAGCTTATCCATTTTTGAATGAATCAAAACAGACTGAACAGGTGCCTGAGTGGAAGAAAACACAAATGGCTCTAATGGCTAGAGCAACTCAAATTAAAAATGCTAGAAAGTTAATGAAAGGGGGAAAATAACTTGGAATTAGAAGAACTTGAAGTGTTATTTAAAGTTAATACTGAAGCGCTGCAGCCAACTCTTGATAAGATTCAGTCAGCTTTTAGTAATTTTGGTATGAAAGTATCTGGTACAACTAAGTCCAGTATGGAAAAAACAGAAAGTAACCTAGACTTGTCAAAAGGTTTAGCCAAAGTACAACAACAGTTAGCTAAGATGAATGAAACTGTTAGTAGTTATTTTAATCGGGCGGCTGAAAGTGCAAATCAAGGTGCTGGCAAAGTTTCTCAAAATGCTGGGAAGATGTTTAGCGGGACCCAACAGAAAGTTAAGAAAGACCTTGATTCAGTAATTTCAACAATTAATAGCAAAATGGATCAAGCACGTGCTGCACAGTCTAAAGTCAATGAATTGCTTAGCCAAAAAAATTCATTAAGCAATGATCAACAAAAAGGCAAGCAAGGTATTCAGATTGATAACCAAGTAGCTTCAGCACAAGCTCAAATGACCAGGTATCAAAACCAAGCTAAAGCATTAGCTCAGGCAATGCAGCGTGAATTCAATGCGATTCCCGATTCGCTTAAAAGAATTGCTTCAGCAATGGACGAAAATGAAGTAAAAATCAATACCTTGCGTAATCAACTAAAAAGATTGCAGCAATCATATCAAGATACACAGGGTGCTGCTGAAATTGCACCAGGTAATAAACGTACTCAAAGCAATTTAACTTCACTTGAAAACTCGATGATGTCTACACGAGACAAAATGAGTAAGCTCATTAATGCGAACGATGAATTAGCACAGTCGTATGCCTATGTCGAAGATCGTGCTAAGCCACTGAAATCAGCACTTGCTCAAATTAGTACTGAATTAAATTCAACTGAAGCTACTGCAAGCAAATCATCAAACATTTTTAGCCGTTTAGGTAGTTCGATGGGTAACTTTGGCAATCGAATGCGAAACATTGGCAGTTCTATTCGTGAAGCAACGAGTGGAATGAATATGTTTGGGAACAGTAGTGAATCATCGATGAATCGGGCAACTAGATCTGGTCGTGATTACTACAGTGTTTTAGGTAGCATTAAATCGCAGCTAATGTTTTTGCCATCCATGCTCCTGGTGTATGGCTTGCTATATAACGGAATTATTAAATTGACTGGTGGAATGGCAGCAGCGCTTAAAACCAATCAGCAATTTGCTAGCAGTTTAAATCAGATCAAAGCTAATTTGATGATTGCATTTTATCCAATTTATAGTGCTGCTTTACCTGCTATCAATGCTATGATGTCAGCAATTTCAAAAGCAACATCCTGGATAGCTCAATTTACATCTGCTTTGTTTGGAATGAGTTATTCTACTGCTAAAAAAGGTGCTTCTGGTTTGTATTCACAAATTCAAGCAATGAATGACACCTCTAAAGCATCAAAAGCAGCAGCTGATCAAATCAAAGAAGCCAACAAACAGATTAAAGAGCAAAACAGACAGCAGGCCGAAGCTGTTAAGCAAGCTAACGAGCAAATCCAAGCTCAGAATAGGCAACAAGCAGCAGCTGTTAAACAGGCAAATGAACAAATTCAAGCACAAAACCGTGCACAAGAATTGTCCGCTAAGCATGAAAATGAGCAAATCAGAGAACAAAACAGACAAGCGTCTGCTCAGGTTAAAGCTGATAACGCTCAAATTACAGCTTCAAATAAAGCAGCGGCAGAATCATATGAACAGCAAAAGAAAGCCGCTGAAGATTTATCAAACACTTTAATGGGATTTGATGAATTAAATGTTCTTGATAAAAATCAGGCTAATGATCTTGAAGCACCTGAAAAACAAGCTCTTGAGTCCTATCAAGCACAACCGACTGTTTCTTCACCGGATTTAACTCCAACACAGTCTGCACCTGATTCAACACCGACTCAACCGGCACCAGAATCAACGCCACTTGAAAGTGCTGATGATGCAGGAGATGCGGGTGATGATAGCGGCATTAACTTTGATAACACGCCTAACACTATTTTTGATTCAGCAGCGGACTCAGCCAAGAAACTTAAAAAGATATTAGGCGAATTGTTCGATCCAATGAAAGAAGCCTGGGATGCTAAGGGCAAAGATGTAATGGATGCTGCTAAATACGCAGCTGACGAATTAGGAAAAGATTTCAAAGATGTTGGCAAATCGTTTATGAATGTCTGGACTAATGGCACTGGCAAAGAAACCATGGAAAATCTGCTGCAATTGGTGGCTGATTTACTGAATATCATTGGAGATATTGGTAAGGCCTTTGATGAGGCATGGCGTCATGGCGATGCTGGTACCGATTTAATCCAAACGATGTTCAATTCTTTAAATGATGTGTTGAGGTTGTTGCATGATATAGCCACATCGTTTAGACAGGCTTTCAATGATAATGGGTTAGGCGAAAAAATATTTGCTAACTTAATTCAACTAGCAACTGACATATTTAAGATAATTGGTGATATAGCAAAAGCCTTTGATAATGCATGGACACATGGAGATGCTGGCACTAAGCTATTTCAAGCAATGTTGACGCTTGTTAATACCTTTATTAAGACACTTGATGGAATTGCTAAGGTGTTTGATGAGGCTTGGAACAAAGGGAATGCTGGTCAGAAAGTATTTTCTGCTTTGATTACATCAGCTACAAAGGTTATTGATCTGCTGAATGATATTGCTACATCATTCAAGAATGCATTTAACGATAGCACTGGCCAAAAGATTTTATCTGACATCTTAGGCATTGCCAAAGATGTAGTTCAAACAATTGGTAATTTTGCAGGTCAATTTGATAAAGCTTGGCAACATGGTAATACAGGCACATCAATTTTTAAAACATTACTTGGTATGGTTAGTGATATAACAGGTGCTTTAAAAGATATGGCTGATTACACTGTCCAATGGTCATCTAAGCTTAATTTTGCTCCACTTTTAAAGTCCATTGATAACTTATTACAAGCTATTAGACCAATTGCTAAAGATGTGTGGGATGGTTTAGATTGGGGTTATAAGAATGTATTATTGCCACTAGCTAAGTTTACGATTACACAGCTAATTCCTAACTTTTTAAATTTAGTAGCTGCAGCATTGAAATTGCTTGGAAGCATTATTAGTGCAGCTAAGCCTGTGTTTAGTTGGTTATGGAATAACTTTTTACAGCCACTTGCTAAATGGACTGGTGGGGTAATTGTTGATGCACTTAAAACTTTAACAAGCGCTTTAAGTGGACTGTCTGATTGGGCAACCAAACACAAAACTATTGTTGAGTGGATTCTGTCAACAATTATTGCATTGATGGCTGTTAAATATACTACTAAAGCATATGCTAGCTTAGGAACTGATTTAACTAATATCGTTAAAAACATTGAAAAAAGTGGTGGTCTAAAATCAATAGTTTCTAGTTGGTTTAGCAAAATAACAGGCCTGGATGATTTAAAAGAGGCGGTTGCGGCTACTAAGGAATTATGGGGATTTGCTAAACTAAAATGGGTAAGTTTCGCTAGTTCTTTAAAGGATATTTGGACAGCGTTTAAAAACTGGAGCATTTGGGGCAAAGCCGCTGCAGTTGCGCAAGATGCTTTAGATGCTGTTATGGATCTTAATCCTTATGTATTGTTGGCTCTCGCAGTAGCCGCTGTTGTTGCTGCTTTAGTTGAATTATATAAGCATGATAAGAAATTCAGAGATTTCTGTAATGACATTTATAAATCAATAACACAATGGCTGGGTGATGCCATAACTTGGCTCAAAAAGAACTGGGCGCAAGCTGCTGTAACCATTATCAATCCGATAGCTGGAGTGGCAACTTGGTTCTTGAAAGATACATCAGTTGGTCAAAGTATTACTAAGTGGGCTTCAAAGTTACCTGGTAAAGCTGCTGATTGGGCTAAATCTGTTGGTACAACGATCGGGAAACACGTTACTAATGCTAAAAAAGATATTCAACAGGCTGGTCAAAACATTGGAAACTGGATTTCAGAATTTCAGTCTGGTGCTAGTAAAAAGATGTCCGGTTGGGCTAGTGGTTTAGGCCAACTAATTAGTGATGCGATTAATGGAACTAAAGATAAAGCGTCTGATGCTAAGAAACTAATTCACGATGCAGGCAATAATATTGGTACGTGGATTAATGACTTTCAGTCAGATGCAAACAAGACCATGTCTGGCTGGGCTGCAGGATTGGGGCAGTTGGTTCATGATGCGGTTGCTGGAGCGAAAGATAAAGCTTCAAGCGTGAAAAAATTAGTTGAAGATGCTGGTAGCAAAATTGGCACTTGGATTAACAATTTTCATGATAGTGCGAATAAATTGATGTCTGATTGGGCTGGAAGACTTGGGACAGTTGTAAGAAATGGTGTTAATACAGCAAAATCATTAGCTCAACAGGCTGGTACAACATTAGGCGGCTGGGTCAATAATTTTCGAAGTGGAGCTAGCCAAACTGCAAGCAAATGGGCTTCATCACTTGGTAGTACAGTAAGAAGTGGAATTAATGGAGCTAGAAATTTAGCACAACAAGCAGGAAGCACCTTAGGTAACTGGGTCAATGATTTTCGCAATGGTGCAAGTCGAACTATAAGCGGTTGGGCAAGTGGCCTGGGTAGTACAGTCCGAAGTGGTGTCAATGGTGCACGTTCTTTAGCTCAACAAGCAGGTTCCGCAATAGGAAGTTGGATTTCAGAATTCCGTGGTGGTACGGCTCAAAACTTATTCAGTTGGGCTGGTAGCTTAGGCGGTAATATTGCTAGAGGTGTTCGCAATGGTCTAAGTGCTATTAAAAATGCTATGAACGATGTTGCGGATGCGATTAAATCACCTGTTAAGAAAGCTGTTAACAAAGTTAAGGATGGTATTAACTGGGTTCTGAAAAAAGTTGGTGCAAGCGGTCTTAGTTGGGGAATATTCAACTGGGCCAAAGGTACAAATAGCCACCCTGGTGGATTAGCTATGGTCAATGACCAGCAAGGGCCAAGCTATCGTGAATCATTTGAATTACCAAATGGTAAGCAAGGAATTTTCCCAGATGTTCGAAACTTAGTATTGCCATTGCCTAAAGGTACGAAAGTTAAAACTGCTTCTGAAACTCAAAAAACAATGAGCCAGATCATGCCACATTATGCTGGTGGAATTGGTGATTTCGATTTTGATTTTAGTGGTCTTGATGCTTTATCTAAAATTAATTGGGCCGATCTATTTAGCGGAATCGGAAGCGGAATTGGTGATATGTGGGATGGCGTAACAGACGAGTTTGATAGTATTCTTTCAGATGTTTCGCACCCTAAGAAATTGCTTGATTACATGGTTAACAAGTTCATGGATTACGATTACAGTTGGTCAACTATGCAGACCAATTTAGCTAAGGGAACCGTTAAAACGGAAGAAAATGGCTTGATGAGTTGGGCTAAAAACATCATGAAAAAATTTGGTGTTGGTACACAAACTGGTCCTGGTGCATCAGGTTGGACAGATGCTGTTAAAAAAGCACTTGCTAAGTTAGGACTGCCAACAACTTCTAATTATGTTAGTGCTTGGGTTCGGCAAATCCAGACTGAATCTGGTGGCAACGAGAAAGCTATGGGTGGCACTGATGGTTTATCTGATGGACACGCTGAAGGGCTACTACAAGTTAAGCCGCCTACTTTTGCAGCTTATCATCTATCTGGTTTCAACGATATTTGGAAGGGCTACGATAATATGCTTGCCGGTATTAACTATGCAATTCATCGTTACGGACGGACAGGTATGCTTGGCGTTATCGGTCATGGTCATGGCTATGAAAACGGTGGTTATGGTGATCAACAAGGTCTATATCCATTGTTTGAGGGCAATAAACCTGAAATTGTTTTACCATTAACCAATAAAGAACGTACTCTCGACTTGATTCAGCAAGCCTTGAAATTTATTGGGGTCAACTTTAGTAACGGATTTCAGATACCTAAAAGCTTGACTAATCCAATTTCTTTAGCAGCTGTTGATTCTGTTTCAACGCAATCAACAGCTGCTAATATGTCTGGTGGTGGTGTTAGTGAACTTGGCACCACGATTGTTAATGCTTTAATGCAAGGATTACAAATGAATAATCTTGGTGGTACAAATTCTAATCAGCCAATCAACATTAATTTAACGTTGAATGTGGGCAATGATAAATTTGGTGAGGCGGCAATTAAAGGTATCAACGCAGTCAATGCTAAAAACCACCGCAACATGCTAAATCTTTAGGAGGTGAGTAACTTATGGCTTATTATCTATCAATCAATGGGGCACAGGTGAAAGCCCCTAAAACCTTATCAGTTGCAGTTCAGGATATTGATGCTAAAGCTGATAGGGATGCCAATGGATTGTTGCACCGGGATCGAGTAGCAATAAAACGTAAACTAACAATTGAATGGGGACCGTTAACTGTTTCTGAATGTAGCGTGATTTTAAAAGCTATTTCAGGGCAGTTTTTTTCTTGTTCATACCTTGATCCACAAGAAGGCAGCATGGTCACTAAAACATTTTACACAGGTGACCGAACGACGCCTGTCTACACATTTAATCCAGTGACATCTGAATATGTTTGGCAAAATTTATCTGCAGATTTTATTGAACAGTAAGGAGGTGAATTAAATTGATAACACAAAGTGATGCCGCATTAGCAGCATGGCGAGCTACCGAGCGAACGCTTGATGCAAAAGTCGTCATTACTGATAGCAATGGAAAAAGCACAGAATATGGGACAGCAGATATTACCTCAATCGGTTACGATTCTGGTGCTTGGACTGGTGATACTTTTAGCATTGGTTCAACCTATGAAAACAATATTACAGTTGCTTTTGCTCATTTAGTTGAAGGATTGAAACAAGGATTCAAAGTAACAGCTAAGATAGGAATTAAGTTGCCTGATGGAACATATGAATATGCTCCGTTAGGTATTTTTATTATTAGCGATGAGATTACGATGGATCGGAACAATGATGCAACAACGGTTAAAGCATATGATCAGATGTGCGTTATGCAGGGAACTTATACATCTAAGTTAACTTATCCAGCTAAAGTTGTAGATGTGATTGCTGAAATAGCGAACATGGCAGGTGTTGCATTAAACACTGATGATATTGCAAGATTACCTGTTTTACAAGATTTGCCTAGTTCAATTACTGGTCAAAGTTACTGTACAGCTATTGGCTGGATAGCACAATTTTACGGTGGCTTTGCTACTTTTGACCGTGATGGAAAACTGACTATTAGGCAAGTTACTGATGCAAGCTATACTTTAGACCCTAGCCAATATTTACAAGCTGGTTTAACTAAAAACGAAGCTACTTACCAGATAGGTGGAATTCAGTGCCAGGTCACAACGACAACTAAAGATTCAACTGGTGAAAGTAGTGAAAATACAACAACCTTGCAAGCCGGTTCAACTGCTGGTTCTCAGATTCAAATAACTAATAATCTAATGACTCAGGATAGACTGGATGCCGTTTGGAATAGCATTAAGGACATTACATTTTATCCATACTCATTAACGTGGTTTGGTAATCCAGCCGTTGAAGCTGGCGACTGGTTGACTCTCCAGGACACTAAGGGCAATAAGTTTAATGTACCTAACAATTCATACACTATGACTTTTGATGGTAGTTTATCGGCAACTTCTAAAGCAGATCAGACCTCAACCTCTAGTAGCAGCTATTCGTATTCAGGTACATTGTCACAAGTTGTAAAGCAATTAGCTGGACGTCAAGGGGCAACAGGTAATTATATCTATGGAACAGATATAACAGTAGCTCCCGCAAATGCAAAAATCGGTGATTTATGGTACAAGCAAAATGGCAATAAAGTCGAAATGTGGCTATATGAGAAACAGCCAAATGGAACTGGTAAATGGATTAAAAAAGTTGATGACTTGACTGGTACAGAAATATCAGAAAAAGTTAATACAGCCATGTCCGATGCCAATGTTGCTAAGCAAAATGCAAATAATGCTGTTGAAACAGGCAATCAAGCACTGGCTAAGGCACAAACTGGTATTGATACTGCAAACGCAGCTGCAGATAAAGCTAGCGATGCCAGTGTGGATGCAAACAAAGCGATTAACGATTCTGCGTCCGCAATTGCTCAAGCACAACAAGCAGCAAATGATGCCAGCACGGTGATTGATCAGGCGCAACAAATAGCCAATAGTTTGACTACATTGCAAAATACTGTCAGTGACAATAGTAGTGCAATCAGTAAAGCACAAAAAGATATCAATACTGCACAATCTAATATTTCACAAGCTCAAACAGATTTGGCTACTGCTAAAAAAGATATAACTACTAATGCTAATGCTATAAAAGATGCTAATGGCAATATCAGTTTATTGCAGACAAGTGCAAGTAAATTTCAAAATAGTATAACAGATGTTCAGGGTGATATTAGTATTCTGCAACAGGATTCGACTAGCTTTAAGAGTGAAATCGGGAGTTTGCAAGCTGATAATGGTACTAATAAACAAAACATTAGCATTCTGCAAAATACGGTTAATGGATTTAACAGTACAGTAGCACAAGTTCAACAACAAGTTAATGACAGTGCAGTTGGTACTAACTTGCTGTTGGGTACTGGCACATCGTATACAGCGAATAACTCCGGTGGCGCGACAAATGTCAATAATCCTATGTATGTCTTGGCTTCTGACCTGAAAGTTAATGATAAGATAACAGTTAGCTTTGATGCAGTTGCAACGGCTAACGCTCCTATTCAGATATACAAGCGTTCGGACCATAGTGGTGATGGTATTTGGGATGTTTTAGGTACTGTTAATGTAACTACTAAAGTTCAACATTATTCATTCCAATATACCATGGCTCATAATTGGAATAAGGTTGATTATCTAGGATTTAGATTAGATAGTGTGAAAACTATTGTTACTATATCTCATATGAAACTAGAACTTGGTTCACACGCCACTCCGTGGTGCCTAAATCCTAATGAACAAGCTACAGTTACACAAATTTCAACGCTGTCTAATACAGTTGATGGATTATCCTCCACTGTTTCTAAGAAAGCTAATCAATCTGATTTAAATTTAACAAGTACTCAGCTCAGTAACTTATCTAACACTGTTAATGGGTTGAGCTCAACAGTTGCAAGTAAAGCGAATAATTCTGATTTGCAAAGCACTGAAACAAAAGTTTCTAATCTTCAGAATACGATTAATGGATTAGATACGACTGTTTCAAGTGTTCAGAGTACGGCTAATCAGACGAAAACCGATGTTACTACACTTAAGCAGCAAGCTAGCGGATTCCAAGCTAATATTACTAGTTTGCAACAAACCAAAGCTGACCAGAGTTGGACTACTAATCAAATTAACGCTACCTCAAATAGCTTGAAAGTTACAATTGCTGATATTCAAGGGCAAGTAAATGACAGTGCAGTTGGTACTAACTTGCTGTTGGGTACTGGCACATCGTATACAGCGAATAACTCCGGTGGCGCGACAAATGTCAATAATCCTATGTATGTCTTGGCTTCTGACCTGAAAGTTAATGATAAGATAACAGTTAGCTTTGATGCAGTTGCAACGGCTAACGCTCCTATTCAGATATACAAGCGTTCGGACCATAGTGGTGATGGTATTTGGGATGTTTTAGGTACTGTTAATGTAACTACTAAAGTTCAACATTATTCATTCCAATATACCATGGCTCATAATTGGAATAAGGTTGATTATCTAGGATTTAGATTAGATAGTGTGAAAACTATTGTTACTATATCTCATATGAAACTAGAACTTGGTTCACACGCCACTCCGTGGTGCCTAAATCCTAATGAACAAGCTACAGTTACACAAATTTCAACGTTATCGAATACTATTGATGGTCTTTCTGCAACTGTTTCTAAGAAAGTTGATACTACTACTTTTACCAGTTATCAAACTCAAACAGCAACGGCAATAGCTGATAAAGTTTCATCAAGTACGTTCAATTCTTACAAGACGCAAACTGATTCAGCTATTCAATCAAAAGTAAGCAGTGCGGACTACAATACAAAAGTTACCCAGTTAAGCAATATGATCAATAGTAAGGTTAGCCAAAGTGATTGGACTAATAGTGCGGTTGGGGAAAATCTAGTACCTAATTCAAACGCTGATACCAGTGGTCTCCCTTATGGCTATAACTCTGTAATAGGAAAACATAGCTTTTACAACGGCGGAAAATCGTATTTAAGTATTATTCATAACACATCGTCAACCGCAGAAAAAACATCTGGAGGGCAAAGATTCTTTATTACAGCTGGGCAAACTTACACGCTAAGCTTCAAGGCTTTTAATAATGGCCTTTTGTCAAGTACCGATGTGTGGTTACTTGGCAGGCCAAATTCAAACACTACCGATGATTACACAGTTGCACAGCAATTAGTGACCTCTGTAAAATTTTCGACTAGTGGGATTCAGTATTATAAAACTACTTTTACCGTTAAGTTAGGAATTGAAAATGCATATTTGCGTTTCGATAATAACGGCACAACTGCTAATGGCTCATCTGCTGATTTGTATTTTAATGAAGTAAAAATTGAAAAAGGTGAAATAGCTACGCCATGGTGTCCAGCGGCATCTGAGATAGCTAATTATTCTCAAATCCAGCAGCTTTCCGACAACATTAATTTGCGAGTTCAAAAAAACGATGTTATTAACCAAATTAACGTTAGCTCTGAGTCTATTTTAATTGCTGGCAACAAGGTTCACATCACGGGTCAAACGACGATAGACAATGCGGTAATTAAATCAGCAATGATTGACAGTCTTTCCGCCGATAAAATTACGGCTGGGACCCTAAATGCGGCAAACGTAAATATCGTTAATATGAATGCTAATAATATTAGCACTGGAACGCTGACAGCTGATAGGATTTCAGGTGGTACCTTAACCGGGGTAAGCTTCCACCAAAGTAGTAATAACAATCAGACATGGATTGATAATAATGGTATTCATAATTATGATAATTCAAACGAAAGCGTATGGATAAAAAATGGGTTAATCTCAGTTGCTGGAGGAATCGGCAATAATATATACCTTGGGGGATATAATGCTTCGATGATTCTAGCAGATAATAATACGAAACAAGGTAATTTGGTAATTGATTCGAATTATGGAATAGCTCTCTGGTCGGATTATGATCTGACAACTTTGGGCGGTAAAGGGACACGATACGGCGGAATAGATTTTGACAAAAATTATGGAATGAGCATTACTTCTGAATATGCAATAAACTTTCTGTGCACTGAAAATGGATCTACGAAAGCTAGTCTCGGACTAATGGACGGAAGTCTGATAGTGAATGCTGCTATTACGACATTCTATGGTAGCACCGGAGTCACCGGCGATCTTTCTGTTACTGGTTCAAAAAACGCTATTGTCGAAACCTCTGCCGGCTGGGCTAGAATCAATGCTTATGAAACAGCGGAGTACTACTTTGGAGATATTGGTGAAACTCAGACTGGTTCAGGTTGTGAAGCGAAAATAATGATGGATAGTTTGTTTTTAGAAACAGTGAACACAAGTGTTGGTTATCAAGTATTTATTACACCTTATTCGAATGCAAAAATTTGGGTTGATGAACGTAACTTAGATAATTTTGTAGTTAAATCAGACACCCCCAATGCTAAGTTTAGTTATGAGATTAAAGCAAAACGCAAAGGCTACGAAAACGTACGTCTTGAAATTGATAAAGATTTTAGAAAGGAAGCAGCTTAAAATGACAAAAACAATTGAATTACAAAATGCAGATTTAGTACCGACAGGCAATTTCTTAGCAGGTTTAAAACTTAAAGGAAAGGCAAGTCGAGGACGTACCAAGCTAATCAAACTGCTTGAAGCAAAAAACAAAGAATACAACGAGGACCGCGAAGAAATTCGTGATCCTTATTTTTTACATGACGATAAGGGCAATCGAGTAACTAAAGATAACAACTATGTTCTAAAAGACGAAACGAAAGGAAGTGATTTAAACAAAGAGTTAGCGGACTTAGCAAAGGAAAAAGCTGTTATTGAATTTACGGAATATTCGGAGAAACTTCAGGCACTGTATGAAGCACTTGCTAATTACGACTACGAGCTAAGCAATACAGATGCCCTGGTATACGACTTATTGATGGATGAACTGGAAAACGATTTTGAAAAGGAAGGTAAATAATTATGGAAATTACATTAAATAGATTGGCATTTCAATTCGATAATAATGGCAACACTTCAAGCGTTTCGGTTGGCTTAAATGGTTCAGAAGATAGCAACGCAGTTAGTGCTACTTTACAAATTACTCCTAACGATTTACCAAGTGGAAAAACTTTAGATGATTTGACTAAAGCTGATTTTGGAACACTTGCAAAAACTAAATTGGCTGGTTTGACGGCAGTGAAGAGTGCTTAATAAGGGGTTGGTCGCATGGACGATAAAGAGAAAGATGATGTAAACGTAATTCAGTTGTTGATGGATATTCAACAGCGATTAGCCAAAGTTGAAGCTAACACATCAGGAATTAATGATACTTCACGAAAAGCAGAAAAGGCTTATCAGCTAAGTAAGCAAAATGAAGAGGACATTAAGGAATTGAAACAGAATAGTCAATGGTGGTCACGCACGATGTGGGTGGCTATTATTTTGCCATTAGCTTTGTTTTTGATTGAGCAACTGTTACCACACATTAAATAGGAGAGTGAAAAAATGAACATTAATAACATTTCAGATTTAGTAGTTGCAATTGCGGCCGCAGCGGTACCATTGGTGTTTGCGTATATCACTAAGTTTTTTAAGGACAACAAGCAGGCAATGTCGATTTTAGATGCAGTAGCTCCACTGGCTAAAGATGCGGTAGTTGCTGCTGAAAAGCTTGGTGTTGATAAATATGTTGATGGTGCTGTTAAAAAATCCAAAGCAGTTGAGTACGTGATGAATGGACTGAACGCATTAGGCTTTGATAAAGCAGATCTAACTGTAATCGAAAATGCAGTTGAAAAAGCTTATGCCGAAGCTAAGGCTACCTTAGAATCTGTATACCCACAGAAAACTGAAGCAGAACAACAGGCTGATAATGCAAAAGCCGTTGCAGATGCCAAGGCTAAAAAGTTAGAGTTGGCCAAAGCTGACTTGGAAACTAAGCAGAAAGCAGCAGCCGACGCACAGAAAGCCGTTGAGGAGTTATCTAAATAGGAGGCTTAAAATTGAAATTTGAGAAAATACTTTTGGGAGCAGCTATTATGGTTGCTCCTTTTTTGTGGAGTCAATTAGCTGCAGCAGACACTTTGCCAGTGTACGACATGAGCGAGTGGCAAGGCCAAAAAACTGAACAGCAATTCAAAAATGTTAAGTCAGAAGTTTCTGGATTGATTATCCGCCAACAATATGGATCCAACTATATTGATAAGTATGCTTCATACAATACTTCAATGGCTGACAAAGTCGGTATTCCATACGGACAATACGCTTATGCTCGCTTTGTTTCAGCCGACGATGCACGTCAGGAAGCAAAGGACTTCTATAATCGGTCAGATAAAAATGCAAAATTTTATGTACTAGACTTTGAAGAAAATACGGTCAAATATGGCACTACGCAAGCCGCTGTGCAAGCTTGGCTTGATGAAATGAAGTCACTGACCAATAAACACGTAATTTTCTATTCGTATAGAGGATTCGCTAATCAATATGTTGGCCAAACACTAATTAACAAGTTTGATGGCTATTGGCTAGCAGCATACCAGGGAGCTTGGCCAAACCCACGGAATTACGATTTATGGCAAAATCAGAATGACCATTCGTCCGTAGCTTTTGCTACTTCTTTGGATAGCTCGTTAGTTGACACTAATCGGAAATCCGTATCCTGGTGGTTTGGGTCCGAAGCTAAAACACAAAATAAAAAGCTCAATAACGATAGTCGCAAGCAAGGTTTCGATATTGGCCAAACAGTTACTTTAAAACAATCAGCGACTAAGTGGTATCAGCCTAGAGTAAATATTGCCAGTTATGCGAAAGGTCAGACTTACACGATTCATGACACGCAAGATTTAGTTTTGAGTAAGTCTAACCAGGCTGTTCTTTTGTACAAAGGTAATGTGCCGATGGGTTGGGTTTTAGCGCAAGACGTACATCTGACCAGTTCGAATGTATCTAGCCATTCAAACGCAAATACCTACACTGTCCGTTCTGGTGATTCATGGTGGGCAATCGCAAACCACTACGGTATTTCAATGTACACGCTGGCCAATCTGAATGGCAAGAGCATTTATAGTACGATTTATCCAGGTCAAGTTTTGAAGATTTCTGGATCCACAGTAACAAGTTCAAAAGTGTACTACACGGTTAAAAAGAGTGACACAGTTTCGGGTATCGCAAACCGATACGGTGTTTCTGTTAACCAGATTAAAAGTTTATCTGGGTTGAGGAATGTCAATTTGATTTATGTTGGCCAATCATTGAGAGTTAAATAAAAAAGCCCGCTCGGCGGGTATACATAGAAGAATTTCAAAAAATAAAAAATATTGACAAACTAATAGAATAATATAAAATTATCTTTGAATTTTTCCTTTAGGATGTGATAAAAATTTTTTCTGTTATATCTCTTATTATTTCAATATTGTCTTTTTCAATTTCTTTTTTTAGTTTTAAAAGGTATAGTCCTAAAATAGTCCAAATATTACCTGTAGATACTCTAAAAACAAGATTTGTTATACCTGAAAAAGCTATTTATTATTATGATGATGATGAGAAAAGGTCTTATCTAGGAAGGGGGTTTATGGTTAGATTTAATTTCTTGAATTCGACTTCAAGGGATATTGCGTTCTTTCATAGTTGCTTTTATGTAAATAATGAATTAAAAGAATTGTATACTAATCGTACAGTGGCGTGGAATAGTTCAAATCCACACTTCATTTGGAATAAAGGGGATAGCTCTAGTGATTTAATATTTCCAGATAATGTTAATGGAATCTTTAAAGCAAATTCATTAACGCCCTTTTATGCATACATACCTTTGCCAGAAAATGAATCTGTTCCGAAAAAAATAACTTTTAGTATCAAAATAGCTGTTAGAAGATTCCCATATATAACTATAAAACAGCAATATACAGAAATATGTTATGAATATGACTTGACGAATTTTAGTATTGAGCTTTTAATGGTAAAAAACAAATATACACATAATAATATTGAACGATACAAAACAAAGCAGATGCTTAGAAAACAAGAAGAATTAAAAGCAAAAAGAAGACCAAAGAAGAGAAAAAGTTAACTTTTTCTCTTGCGGGTGTTTTCCATTAAAATGGATAATGATCCAGAAGTGAGCAGTATTTTTTATTTACAAATAAAACGTGTGTTCGTATAATTTGCTTGAGGTGATCATATGATTTCAGCAGAAAGGCAAGCTAAATTAATTGCAGAACGAGCAAATAAAAAGGTAATTCCTCATGTGCCAGCACTTTACTACATAAATATAGTGAATAACAAATATGGCAAACGATATAATTTCTTCTTTTATAGCCAAATTAAATATAAAATGACACATTCAGTTCCCATAGCGATTTTAGAAAAATATGATATTGAATACTTAGAAAAGGTTGTAAGAGAACTGCGAAAATTAACCAATCTGACTTTCAGATACACAGATTTTGAAGATCAAAGGTGGCATTCAAACGGGAGATTAATAAGATGAAAAATATTTATTATTGTAAATTATTAAATTTTATATTGAAATGTAGTGTAAAATGTGATACATTTTTGTTGTATCAAGGGTACCACATATTACCCTAAAGCCTTTTTAGTGATTTAACAGTAACAAAAAAGAGGACTAATTGAAGTCTTCTTTTTTTGTATTATTAAATTTAGTAACCAGATATTTATATGTGTAAAAAAGATGAAGTACAAAAGAAAATATTTCAGAAGTTTTCGTTTATAAAACAAGTTATTTTTTATTGACACCGCTTGCATAACAATATAAAATATTAGTTGTAATATATAGCGTAGTTTTTTGGGTAAGTCGGTCGGTAAGCTGGCTTATTTTATTTTAAATTAAAAATGTCCATAATGTATTATTAATTGTACACTAAATCAATAATGTGTGAATATTTATGTTTTTATATTGAAAAATAGCTCGTTATATGATACGTTAGTGACGTGAAATATTTACTTTTCACTCTTTATGCATTACTCTATTACACCAAAAAAGAGGGACTTCAATTAGTCCTTCTTTTTTTAATTCTATACAAGCTTTTTAAATTCTACTAAATTGAGCTTTACAAGATTTTATAAAATATACTGTCATTTACTTATTTAGTAAAGAGATATTTACTATTTATTTCAGAAAAGTTAAAGTGAGTTCCAATAATCAGTAGCTAATTCCAATATTTCCTCAATAGTCTTATCTTGCCAGTCTATATGGTCAACGATTTTTTCAGAGTTTTCTACTATAATAGGGTATTCAATTTCAATGTGTTTGTTCAGCAGCTTTGAATAGTGTTGTTCTTTAATGTAGAGTTCTGATCCGTTTAACAGATTAATCAATTCTTGTTTTGTCAT